CAGCAGGGGGTCGAGGTCTTCGTCAACGGTGTGCGCCTGACCCCGTCCGCCGGAAGTTTTCTCACCGGCGACTACACGATCACGCTCGCCACATCGACCGTCACGATCTCCACCCCCCTGCCGGCTGGCGCCATCGTCGCGGTCGATGCGTTCAAGGACCCCAACGACCTCGCTCCGGCTGGCTTGATCACCGTCCAGAAGCTCAGGAAGTTTCCCTTCGACGGCGTCGCCACGGTCTTCCCGCTGCTCGACAATCTCACCCTCGCCCCGACCGTCCCGGCGGGCGACGCCGCGCAGCTCAAGATCGTCGTCGACGGCGTCGACCAGGAGCCCGGAGCCGACTATGTCCTGGCCAGCGCCGGCACGGCAGTGTCGTTCACGACGGTGCCCACCGCCGATGCTAAAAACTTCGCGGTTTATTTCCACGGATGAGCCGATGACCACGCGCGCTCTCGACAACGCCTTGCTCCTGCCCACCGACGTCCCGGCGGCGGGCGAGGCCGTCTCCTGGTCGGCGGCGTTCCGGACGCTGTGGCAGCCTTTCGCCGGGCTCGCCTCGCCGGTATTCACGGGAGATCCGCAAGCGCCTACTCCCGCTGCCGCCGACAACGACACCTCCATCGCGACGACGGCTTTCGTCAAGACGGCGATTGCGCCTTATGCCCTCGTCGCCTCGCCGACCTTCACGGGAGATCCCAAGGCCCCGACGCCTGCGCCCGGCGACAACGACACTTCCATTGCAACGACTGCTTTCGTCGCCGCGGCGATGTCGGGGTCCGTGGCCGGCGTCGCCAGCTTCAACACCCGCGTCGGCGCAGTGGTTCTCAATAACGCCGACGTTATTGCTGTCCTGCCGGGATCTGGATCGCTTCCCGTCATGAACGGCGTCGCCGCAGCGGGTACAGGGACTGCGTGGTCGCGCGCCGACCACGTCCACCCTTCCGACACCAACGCGACCTTCGACGTCGGAACTTATTAGACGGCTAACCTTGCGGCAGATGCCGCGCAACAAGGGGGCTAGATAGCCTTGGTCAACCGAGTTCAGACCCTCAGAAGTTCGTCGCAGGGAGTTCGTCCGACCGGGCGTTCGCCCGGCGAGCTTTACGTGAATTTCCCCGATCGTCAGATCGGCGTCGTCGACGCCTCGGCGGCTGCCGTCGACCTCGTCGCCGTGAGATTTTTCTCGACCGGCGCGAGCTACGCCGTCGGCGACTACGTCGTCCAGGCCGGCGTCCTCTACCGGGCGACTGCCGTGTCGGCCCCGGGTGCGTTCACGCCTGCCAACTGGTCGAAGCTCGCCACGTTCGCCGACGCCGCGGCAGCCCCGCCGCTCATGGACGGCGTCGCCTCTGCCGGCGTCGCCGTGACCTGGTCGCGCGGCGACCACGTCCACCCCACCGACACGACCCTGGTGCCTTTGGCCGGCGGCACCATGACCGGGCCGCTCGTCCTCAACGCCAACCCGTCGGCCGCCCTTGGTGCGGCGACCAAGCAGCAAGTCGACCTCAAGGCCGATCTCGCCTCGCCGACTTTCACCGGCGACCCCAAGGCCCCGACGCCTTTGACCGCCGACAACGACACCTCGATCGCGACCACGGCCTACGTCAAGGCACAGGGCTACGCGACGGTCGCCTCGCCGGTCTTCACGGGAGATCCGCAAGCCCCGACGCCGGCGACCGCTGACAGCGACACGTCGATCGCAACGACTGCGTTCGTCAAGGCACAGAGCTACGCCACGCTTGCCAGCCCGGTCTTCACGGGGAACCCGACCGCGCCGACGCCTGCCCCCGGCGACAACGACACGTCCATCGCGACGACTGCGTTCGTCGTGGCACAAGGCTATGCGCCGCTCGCCAATCCGGTCTTCACGGGGAACCCGGTCGCGCCGACGCAAGCCCTCTCCGACGCCGACACGAGCATCGCGACGACCGCATTCGTCAGGACCGGCGTCACGGATGGCAGTGATGCTGCGGCTGGGCAAGTCGGCGAATTTCTGACGGCGACAGCCGCCGGCGTTGCGATGACGAATAGCACCGCGCGCAACATAACTTCACTGGTCCTGTCAGCTGGTGATTGGGATGTATGGGGATCGACTTATTTTGGGCCATCGGTCGGCATGACATCAATGAATGCCGGGCTTTCACTAACAACAGCAACCCTTCCCGCAACTGGTCTTTATATGGCCTTGAACATACCGAGTGCTGCGATGGGTGGCAGTATGATGGCGGTCCCCCAGCAACGCTTCTCTTCGGCAAGCTCATTTACTGTTTTCATGGTCGGAGTAGCAGCGTTCGCTAGCGGTACATGCGCTGCCACCGCTTATATTTTTGCAAGGCGGCGGCGATGAGCCAATATCGCGGCTCCGTCGCTCTCGTCCTCGCGATCTGCCTCGGTGTCGTCCTGATTGTCATAACCGTCGCCGTGGCTTTGGGTGTAGAGGTGAAGGAGCTTACCCGCGACGCGGCCATCGCGGCGGTCGGTGCCCTGGCCGGCGGATTAGTCACCTACTTGGCGAGAAGCTAACCATGTGGACCCCGACGGAATTCCAGAAGCGCCTGATGGAGCACGGCTACTCGCTGCCCCAGTACGGTGCCGACGGCTACTGGGGCGACGAGACGCAAGCTGCGTGCGAGCGTTGGTTCAGGGACGGCGTCGATCTCGGCACGGCGGCGCAGCCGCCGCCGGACACCACGATCGTCCCGCCCGATTGGATGCCGGATTGTCCGATGGAGCGGATCATCGTCCACTGGACCGCCGGCAGCTACGTCGTCTCGGCGACCGACCGCGAGCACTACCACATCATCGTCGGCGGCGACGGCGGGCTGGTGCGCGGCGACAAGTCGATCGAGGCGAACGTCTCGACCTCCGACAACGACGGCTATGCCGCCCACACCAAGAGCTGCAACTCGGGTTCGATCGGGATTTCCGCCGCCTGCATGGCTGGCGCAGTTGAAAGTCCCTTCAAGCCGGGGTCCTACCCGTTGCTCCTGTCGCAGTGGGAAGTCCTCGCCGCCGTCGCGGCTGACCTCGCCGCTGCCTACGGCATCGAGGTGTCTGCGGACACCATCCTCCAGCATGGCGAGGTTCAGGCGAACCTCGGCATCCCCCAGGACGGCAAGTGGGACATCATGGTCTTGCCGTGGGCACCGACGCTGGACGCCGGGGAAGCCTTCCGTGATGCCGTTCGCAGCTCGCAGACGCGGGTCCGGAGGTAGTTTTCATGAGCATCACGACCATCCTGATCGTGATTTTGATCCTGATCGCGATCGGGGCATTGCCGACGTGGGGTTACAGCTCGGGCTGGGGGCCTTACCCGTCGGGGATCGTCGGCGTCGTCGTGATCGTGCTTCTTCTTCTGCTCGTGACCGGGAGGTTATGATGTCGATCGGGTTCATTTTCTGGCTGGTCATGATCCTGTGGTTTTTCTCGTGGCTGTTCTACTGGCAGGCGGGAAGCACCTATCCGTGGGCGCTGCACGCCAACGCTTTGATCTTCTTCGTCCTGTTGTTTTTGCTGGGCTGGAAGGTGTTCGGTTTCGTCATCCAGGGTGCGTGATGGGTATACGTGGTGCGGCTGCATATGGCGCGGTCACGCGCCGGGAACGTGAACTCGATAGGAGAACGACAATGACGACCGAGAAGAAAACTCCCGATCCGAAATCCCCCGAACTCGACGAGAGCGGGCAGGCACCGCCTGCCGGCGGGTCCGTAGGACCGCCGCCGTCGCAGTCGCCGTTCGTGTCGGCGGAGGACGAGGCGAAGGCGTCGAAGGACGACAAGGCGCACAAGGACGACAAGGCGCACGAGAAAGCGCCGGCGCACAAGGAGAACGACCGTGACAAGAGCCACCGCTAGGGCGGAGGAAGACAGCCCCGTCGCCTTCGCGCCGGGGGTCGAGCCGTTCGCTTTGACTTCACCCGAAGTGACGTTCATCCAGACCCACCAGAAGATCGTGACGCGGGCGATGAAGCCGTATCTCGGGGTCGTCGATGCGGCTTATGAGGCGGGCATCCCGATCAACGTCACCCCTCCTGTAGCTACAGGCAGCGGCGTCGTCGGGCAGACCCTGGCGGTGACCGTGGGCACCTGGATCGTCGCGGGCACCTATACCTTCCAGTGGCTCAGAAACGGCGTCGCCATCGGCGGCGCGACGGCGCAGACTTACCTGCTCGTCGCCGGCGACAGCGGGAAAACCGTCGCTTGCGCGGTTACCGCGACCCTGGCCGGCAAGACGACGACGGTGAACTCGAACGGGATCGCCGTCGCGTAAGGGGCGTAACTATATGCTGGCCGGCGAGATCGTTTCGGACAAGGGTGTAGAAATAAAGTTATGACCTTATTCTGGCATCAGACCGGCCCGCTGCTTCGCTACGTCGAGGGCGCGCTTGAGATCGAAGACCTCAACCCGGAGATCAAGACCCGGTGGCGCATGAGCCGGGCGGAAATGTTCCGCCTGGGCTGCCGCTGCCTGCTGGCGGCGATCTGGCGCTGATGTCGACGCTTTCCGCCGAGGAAATTCGCTACTTTCAGGCCCTCAAGCGCCGGAAAGCGTCGATCACTGCCAAGACTTCCCTCTTGGCTTTTGCCAAGGCCATGCATCCGGACCCCGAGCATCCCGACGATGCCGATTTTTCGCTCTACCGGCCGGCTTTGCACCACGAGGTCATCGCCGCAGCCCTTGAGGAGGTCGAAGCCGGCCGGCTCCGTCGCCTGATTATCAACTGCCCGCCGCGCCACGGGAAGTCGGAACTGGCTTCCCGCCTCTTCCCACCCTGGTTTCTCGGCAAACACCCCCGCGACAGCATCATTTCGGCCTCTTACAACGAGAAATTCTCATGGGATTTCGGCCGTGAGGTCAAAAACACCCTCGAAGACCCGGTTTTCCGGCAGATTTTCCCCGAAATCGTCGTCGCCACTGCCTCGGTCGACCGCATCGAGGTCGAAACGGGCGGGAAGGTGTTCTTTACTGGCCGTGGTGGTTCTATCACCGGACGTGGAGCTATTGGGCTTATCCTCGACGACCCAATCAAGGACCGTACTGAGGCAGATAGCCCAACTGTCCGCGAAAAAGTCTGGAAATGGTACACCCAGGTCATGCGGTCGCGTCTTGTGACCTCGAAAGGCTGGATAATCATCATCCAGACCCGCTGGCACGAAGATGACCTCGTCGGACGGCTCACCGACAAGACAAATCCGTCTTATGTTCTCACCGAAGCGAAGAAATGGTCGATAATCGATCTCCCGGCCATTGCCCGCGACCACGACCCCATCGGTCGTAAGCTGGGCGAGGCGCTTTGGCCGGAACGCTTCCCGATCGACCACCTCGAAGACCTCCGCGAGGGCGATCCGCGCGGCTTCCAGGCCCTCTACCAAGGCTCGCCGACCCCCGACAAGGGTAACTTCTTCCCCGGCGACTGCGTCATGACCTACACCAAGGCCGAGATGCCGGCGCGCGAGGAGCTTCGCTTTTATGCCGCGTCTGACCACGCCGTTTCGCTCGCCCAGGACCGCGACAAGACCTGTGCCGGCGTCGTCGGCGTCGACAAGGACCAGAACCTCTGGGTGATGCCGAAACTGATCTGGGGAAGGTACTCCACCGACCAGGTGGTCGAGCGCATGATCGACCTCATGGCCGACTACAAACCCCTCTACTGGTGGGCAGAGAAAGGGCATATTTCGAAGTCGATCGGCCCCTTCTTGCGAAAGCGCATGCTTGAACGCTCGACTTTTTGCAGCATCATGGAAGTCGTCCCGACCCACGACAAAAAGACCCGCGCGCAAGCAATCAATGGCCGGATGGCGATGCGCATGGTCTATTTCCCGAGCTTCGCGCCGTGGTGGGCTGAAGCCCGCGACGAGCTGCTCAAGTTTCCTTATGGCACCCACGACGATTTCGTCGATTTCATCGCCTGGATCGGGCTGGGCCTCGGGATGTTCGTGCCCAACCGGAAACCCAAGCCCCAGGACACGGGCCCGAAGCCGGGCACGCTCGGCTGGGTCAAGAAGGAAGCTGCTCGTGCCCGCCGGGCACCGGGCATCCCTGGAGGCTGGTAGATGACCGCTGGTGGACCTGTCCCTCCCGGCCCGTTCGGCGTCCCGACACCACCTCTTGGCCTGCCGGCGGAAGATCCCTTCGGTCTTCCGCCGGGGGCGCCGCCCGCGGCCCAAGGGAAGATCGTCGACCGCGCACCGCCCGAGCCCGACGAGAAGCGGAAAGCCCTCGTCACCAAGTGGATCGACGACATCAAGTCTGCTCGCAAGCACTGGGCGACCAACGCTTTCCAGCAGATGATCCGCGACCAAAGGTTCTGCGCCGGGCACCAGTGGAACGAAGAGACCAAGTCGGCGGCGTTCAACGACCAGTTCGACGATCGCTACGTCGCCAACGTCACGCTTCGACACGTCAAGCAGCGGGTCGCGGCGCTCTACGCCAAGAACCCGACGGCCATCGCCAAGCCACGCCCGAAGCTCTACGCCACCGTCTGGGACGGCACCGCGCAGAGCTTCAAGGAAGCCCAGGACGTCCTCGCCAAGGCCCAGGCGATGCAGCAGCAGATGCAGAAGCTGGTGCTCGGCGCCGGGCTTGGCATCGCGGCTTCGCAGATGGGTCTCACCGGCAATGCCGGCGCGTCGCCGCTGGCGACCCTCACTGGCCAGCCGGAATACTCCTGGCAGGTTCCGCCGGCGGGCCTGCCCCCGAATGCACCCGGCTTGAATGGCGGCGGCGGACCACCCAGCCCTCCGCCGTCCGGCGGCCCCGGTTCGCCTTCCCCAGATGGATCAGGGCCGCCCCCTCCTTCGTCCAACGGCGCAGGCCCCCCGGTCGGAGGAGGCCCTTCCGGGCCGGGTGGGCCGGGAGGCGCTCCCGGCGGCCTGATGGGCATGCTGCAAAGCGCCGCCGGGCAGGCGGGCATCGGCATCCCGCAGGGTCCGTCGCCCGACGAGGTCTCTCAGGCCCAGGCCATCCTCGCCGACGCACGCAACGTCAAGCTCCAGGTCGATCAGTCCAACAAGATCGCCCGCACCCTGGAGATCCTCTACCAGTACGAGGTCTCTCAGCAGCAGCAGTCGTTCAAGTCGCGGATGAAGATGACCGTCCGCCGCGCCACCACCTCCGGCGTCGGCTGGGTGCGTGTCGGCTTCCAGCGTGTCATGGGCCGATCGCCCGACCTCGACACGCAGCTCGCCGACGCCGAGCGCCAGCTCGCCGTGATCGAGCGCGTCTCCGCCGACATCGCCGACAACGAGACCCAGCCCGACGCGCCCGAAGCCGAGCAGCTTCGCCTGCTCATCGCCGAACTCTCCGGCAAGACCGACATCGTGGTGCGCGAGGGCCTGCAATTCTCGTGGCCGAAGTCGACGGCGATCATCCCCGACAAGAACTGCACGGCGCTCAGAAACTTCCTCGGCTGCAACTGGGCCGCCGAGGAGTATTGCCTGACCGCCGACGAGATCCAGGAGACCTACGGCGTCGACGTGGGCACCGCGGCCACGGCCTACCGCACGATCGACGGCGCTACCGACTTCGGCCAGGTCGAGGAGCTTTCCGGAAACCCGTTCTCGGACAAGGACAACCCGGCCAAGATGCTGGTCTGGGAAGCCTTCAACAAGCAGGACGGCCTGGTCTATATCGTCTGCGACGGCTACCCCGACTTCCTGCGTGAGCCGGCTGCTCCCGAGTATTACACCGACGCTTTCTGGCCGTGGTTCCTTGTCGCCTTCAACGAAACCGAGGGGAAAGTTTTTCCGCCGAGCGACGTCACGCTGATCCGCTCGATGCAGCTCGAACTCAATCGTTCGCGGCAAGGACTTCGCGAGCACCGTTTCGCCAACCGCCCGAAGACGGCTTACTCCGAGGGCACGCTTTCCGAGGAAGACATCGAGGTGCTCCGCAACCCGCCGGTCAACGCCCTGATCGCGGTGAGCGGGCTTCAGCCCGGGCAGGACATCAATCAAGTCCTCCAGGGCATCAAGGGGGTGCCGGTTGACCCTAATATTTATGCGACGCAAGAAGTCTTTCAGGACTTCCTGCGTGTGGTCGGCGACCAATCCGCCGACCTGGGTCCGACTGCTGGGGCTACCGCTACCGAGAGCAATATCGCCGCCCAGGCCAAAGCTACTGCAACTGGGTCCGAAGTCGACGACATTGACGACACGCTCTCGGCGATGGCCCAGGCCGCCGGACAAATCCTTCTTTTGAACGTCTCCCAGGAGACCGTGATGGAGATCGTCGGCCCCGGTGCGATCTGGCCTTCCCTCACCAAAGGCGACGTCGCCCGCAATCTTGTGCTCGACATCGAAGCCGGCTCTTCTGGCCGGCCGGATCAAGCCCGCGAGCTTCAGAACTTCGAGCGCCTCGCCCCGATCCTCATGCAGATCCCGGGCATCACGCCGATCTTCATGGCCAAGCAAGCCATCTCCCGGATGGACGACAGCATCAGCATCGAGGACGCGGTTACTTCCGGAATGCCCTCGATCCTTGCCCAGAACGGCATGCAGCCGGGCGCGTCTTCCGCCCCCGGCGAGCAAGATCCCAACGCGCAGGGGCCGCAAGGCGCGTCGAACAATCCGGCTCCACCGAGCCCGCAATCTTCAGCCCCCACCCCGATGAACGCGGCGCCGCCGGGGCCGCCGCCTTCACAACTCAACTGATCGAGCGTAAGAGTTCAAATCGTGGCCGAAGATACCCCCTCGATCGCTACCACCCCATCGACGGCCACAACGGCGTCTGCGCCGCCCCCCGCCGCAGACGCCGGGTCTTCTGGCGAGACCACACCATCGCCGGCGCAGTCAG